CGGCGGCTGCTGGTTTAACTTATTAATATGTCATCAGACTTAGAAAACGTAATTTATAAATTAAGAAGAGCATTAGATGCTCGTATTAATCAATTATCAATCTCTGTAACGTCCGGAGGGGTTGACAATATGGAAACATACAAGTATATAATAGGACAAATAAACGCCTTAGAGGCAACTAAACAGGAAATCTCTAACCTGCTAGATAACAAGGAGCACAATGAGTCAAAAGGAACAGTCATTAACATCAACGGCGCCAAGCCAAAAGATAATCACACCAAATAAAGAATTAGTCGGTTTACCAAAAATCGAACCTAAAAAAGAAGTTACAAATCAAAAAGATAAACTTCCACAACCAACAGGTTGGAGAATTTTAGTTTTACCATTTAAAATGAATGAAAAAACTAAAGGGGGAGTAATCATGAATGAATCAACATTAGAACGTCAACAAGTTGCATCACAATGCGGAAACGTATTAGCAATGGGATCAGAGTGTTACAAGGATAAAGAAAGATATCCAACTGGCCCATGGTGCAAGGTTGGTGACTGGGTGGTCTTCGCGCGTTACGCGGGATCACGTATTAATATTGAAGGTGGGGAAGTCAGGTTGTTAAATGAAGATGAAGTTTTAGCAACCGTCAAGGATCCAGAAGATCTCTTGCATAAATACTAACATAGAAAAGGAGAAACTATGCCAGAAGAAGAAAACAAAAAACCGAGCGAAAAGACAGTAGACATTGATACTTCAGGACCTGAAGTAGATGTAGCTGTTGAAGAACAAAAAGAAGAATCGGTTATTGAAACACAAGAGGAAACAAGCGCACCGGAACAAGAAAAAGAAACAGTAAAAGAAATAAAAAAAGAACAAAAAGAAGATGATTCTAAATTAGAGGATTATAGTAAAGGAGTTCAATCACGTATTGCTAAACTTACTCGTAAGATGAGAGAAGCAGAACGTAGAGAATCTGCAGCTATAGAATATGCTCAATCTTTAGAAAACAGAAGAAAGCTTGATCAGGAAAGATTTCAAAAAGTCGATGCTGATTATACAAAAAGATTTGAAGAAAGTGTTAAAAGTGGAATGGAAATGGCTCAAAAACAATTGGCCCAAGCCATTGAAGCTGGAGACGCTCCCGCTCAAGTCGAAGCAAACAAACGTATTGCAGAACTTGCGTTTGACAATGCTAAATTAAAACAACGACAGTCTGTACAGGCGGAGAAACCTGTTCAACTTTCCGACGGTGGAAATTTACCAAAACAAGCTCCACAATCATTACCTCAAGCTGATCCTGAAGCTGAAGAATGGGCGTCTAAAAACAGATGGTTTGGCACTGACCGAGCTATGACGTTTACAGCGTTCGAGATTCACAAGGATTTAGTAGATAAAGAAGGTTATGATCCTAAATCAAATGAGTATTATGAGGAAATAGACAAACGAATACGTGTTGACTTCCCGCATAAATTTGATAAGAGTGAGAGTATACAAACGACTAGACCCGTTCAGTCGGTGGCTTCTGCAAGCAGAAGTGCAAAAACTGGTCGCAAACAAGTGAGGCTCACATCGTCTCAAGTCGCAATAGCGAAAAAATTAGGTGTGCCACTCGAAGAATATGCAAAACAATTAAAACTCACGAAGGAGGCATAAGCATATGACAAAAGACAAGAAAACAACTTCTCGTGCGGCTGGAACTCGGACAAAAACTGAACGTCCAAAAGAGTACAAGCCACCATCCTCTCTGGATGCACCCAAAGCGCCTGACGGATTTAGGCACAGGTGGATAAGAGCAGAATCTTTAGGATTCCAAGATAGTAAAAATATTTTTGGTCGTCTTAGAGAAGGGTATGAATTAGTGAGAGCTGATGAATACGCCGATGCAGATTATCCTGTTGTCGTAGACGGAAAATACGCTGGGGTCATTGGAGTAGGGGGCCTACTGTTGGCTAGGATACCCGAAGAACTCGCACAAGCACGTGCTGATTATCAGAAAAAATTAACTGAAGGTCAGGACGAAGCAGTCGAATCCGACTTACTTAGGGAACAACATAAGAGTATGCCGATCGATGTCGATAGGCAATCTCGCGTAACCTTCGGTGGTACAAAGAAAAATTAATTTTCTCGGGATAACAACCAATTCCCTATCATCGGATAAAATAAACCGTCTATGCAAATAGACAAAAGGAGTAAAGCAAATGGCTAATAAACAAACAGCCGGTTTTGGTCTTAATCCTTCTGGTGTAATGGGATCAACTCCCGCTACTTCAGGACAAGGCAAATACTGGATAGACGCTGCTGATGCTACTGCGATATACAACGGTGAACTCGTAAGAATCACTGCTGGCTATGTCGTTACTGCTCAGGCAGCTATAACAAACCCTACACAGGGTATGTTTAATGGTTGCTTCTACAACGATGCAACTACTTTAAAGCCAACTTGGGTTAATTATTACCCAGGAGGCATTACTCCAGCGAACAGCGAAGACATTAAAGCGTATGTAATGGATAATCCATTCCAGATCTACAATGTAGTAACTGATGCACAAATCGCAGCGAGCGTTCCAGCTTCCCATGGTAAAATCATGGAAACTTATGGAATGAACGTTTCGGCTACATCAGGAACTGCTTCTGGCGGAAGATCTAGTTCTACACTTAAAGTCTCAGCTGGTTCCGCAGCAACGGCTAATCAATTTAGATACTTAGGAGACGCAGAGGATCCTAGTAACAGCGATGTAACTGCAGCTTATGCTACAGTTAGAGTTGTACAAAGTCTAAATGATTTAGTCATGGGAACATAATAGGAGCAAATAGACTATGGCAATATCACGAGCACAGCTAGTTAAAGAACTAGAACCAGGCCTAAATGCACTATTTGGGCTGGAGTACAAACGGTATGACAATGAGTCAGCCGAAATATACGTTACAGAATCATCTGACAGAGCTTTCGAAGAGGAAGTTATGTTATCAGGATTCGCTAACGCAGATGTAAAAGCAGAAGGTCAAGGCATATCTTATGATACTGCACAAGAGACTTACACTGCACGTTACACTATGGAAACGATTGCGCTAGCTTTCGCTATCACAGAAGAAGCTATCGAAGATAACCTCTACGATAGATTAGCTTCTAGATACACAAAAGCATTAGCAAGATCTATGTCAAACGCAAAACAAGTTAAAGCGGCACAACCACTTAATAATGGCTTACCAGCAGTAGGCACTTATAAAACTGGTGACGGTGTAGCTTTGTTCTCAACTGCTCACCCAACGATCAGTGGAACAAACGTTGCAAACACTTTAGCTACTCAAGCGGACTTAAACGAAACTTCATTAGAACAAGCATTGATTGATATCGCTGCTTTCACTGATGAGAGAGGTTTAAAAGTTGCAGCTAGAGGCGTTAAGATGATCGTTCCATCTGCTAATCAGTTCAACGCTGAAAGATTGTTAAAATCTCAAGGTAGAACTCAAACTGCAGATAACGATATCAATGCAATCAACTCAATGGGAATGATTCCTCAAGGATACAGAGTGAACCATTTCTTAAATGATTCTGATTCATGGTATATCATCACGGACGTTCCAAATGGTATGAAACACTTTGAAAGAACTCCATTGACAACTTCAATGGAAGGTGACTTCGATACTGGTAACGTAAGATACAAAGCTAGAGAAAGATACGTCTTCGGCGCGTCTGACTATAGAGGTATCTTCGGATGCGAAGGTGCGTAACCTAAACTAATTTTATGGCGGGACATAGTTCCGCCATAATTTACAAATAATGGTGAGAAAATGAGAAAATTCCTAGTAAAAATAAATGCATATCAATATCACACAGAATTTGAAGTTCTGGCTGAGGATAATGTTAAATCTATTGAAAATTCAATAGTTGACAAATTGGGAGAAAAGAGTATAAACTGGGAATATCTTGGAGAAATGATGGCTCCTAAGATAAATAGAATAACCTATGAGGAGGTTATCGATGGTACAAGACCTGTACAAACACAAAAGGTCCTTGGAGTTGAGGTGGCAACTAGAGTATGAGCAAGAAGGTAGATATACTCTGGATATGGTCAGAATTGATGACAAAATTAGAGAAGTCATTACTGACATTAAACTCGT